TGTTCGACATCTGGTTGCCGTTGACATCCAGCTTGCCCGCAGGGGCAGCCACACCAATCCCAAGCCCCTTTGCGCCCAAGCGCATCTGCTCAACGGAAGCCCCAGCGATCACCGTCTCAAACCACAAGTCTGCGTCCTCTGAAGAGGCCGTCGGGTCTGTGATCTCCACGCCGATGCGGGCGTACTGCTGATCGGCCGCGCCGCTGTCCTTGCCGCGCCAGATGATCACGCCGATCTGGTCGGCGGCCGCTGGGCTGGCCGAGTTGCGGTAGAGCACCAGGTCAGGTGCCGCAGTGGCCGAGGCGTCGGTCGACTCCAGCACCACCAGGTCGCCGGTGTTCAGGCCGCGGAAGGTGTAGACCCCCGAGGCCCCCGTCGCGCCAAAAGTGACGTTGCCGACGTCGTCAAACGTCAGCCTGTCCACACCGTTGGTCGACAGCAGCAGCGGCAGCGTGTTGTTGGACGCCAAGCGCACTTGGCTTGCAGTGGTCTGGAACTGGCCCTGCGTCGTGCCACTGCTCTGCAGCAGGACGCGAGAGTCGGCCCCGGTGTTGACCGTCAGGTTGCCCGTCAGCGTGCCGCCAGTCAGCAGCAGGTTCAGCGAAGCCGCACCCGTCAGCGAACCCACGAACGTGGTCGACGTCACCGACGTCAGCCCAGCCAGCGTGGTGGCCGTGCCGCCCAGGCTGACGCTGGTCGATCCGATCGTCAGGCTGCTGTTGGTCAAGCTGGCATTGCCGATGTTGGACAGCGTGTTGGACGCGCCGCTGATGGTCTTGTTCGTCAGCGTCTCGGACCCGGACAGGGAGGCGAAGTCAGCGTCCGACAGGGCTGCGTTGAACTGAGCCAACGTCCCCGTCAGCGTGTTGCTGGACAGGTTCAGCGTCTTGTTCGTCAGCGTCTGCGTGGCCGTCGTGCCGACGATGCTGCCTGCCGGAGGCGTGAGGACATCAACGGCGGTGCCTCCGGCGTTGATCGACAGCAGCTTGTTGCCGTTGCCGCTCAGCGTTGGCAGCTTGTCGAAGCCGGCCGCGATCAGCGCCAGCTCGGCGCGCATGGACGAAGAAGTGGCCGGAGCGCCAGTGGCTGGGAATGATCCGGCGTTGTAGAAGCTGTTGCTCATCGAAGTCCTCTGCGGGCGCTGTAATGCAGGATCACTGAGTTGACGGTGAAGGGTTGATAGAGGGCAGAGACAGAAGCCACGCGCACGGCGACGTTCTCGGCCGAACCTTCCATCTCCACCTCAGAGGGCGCAAGGGTGCGACCGTCCCAGACAAACGAGTCCCAGACCACGCTGTCCCAGAAGCTGGCAACCAGGCTGGTTGAATAGCTGCGAGAAGTCCCCTGCTCGTACTCCGTAGATCCGTATCCCAAGTCGTAGTTGAAGGCGAACTCAGCAAACGAGTCTCCAGTGATCTCCAACGAAGCGCGCCGGAAGCGCTTGATCGCACGCGGCGTGCCGATGGCGTTGAACACCAGCGTCATCGCGGCTGAGATCTCCTGGCCGTCGAACGATGCTCCCGAGTCAAGCCGGTACACGTAGCCGCTGGTCGAGCCGAAGAACGCCGTCTCCGACCCGTCGGGCTTCTCGCCCTCGCACATGCAGGTCGCCGGGTTCGGGAACTCCACCGGCATGGCGCCCATCATCTGGCCGTTGACGAACGTCAGGTACAGGCCTGAGCCATCGCTGAAGAACAGACGGTACTGGCCCTTCTCGCGGTTGACGCCGCTGGCCGTGATGAGGTTTCGCCGCTGCTGGACGAAGGGCCGGATGTTCAGCGTCAGCGCAGACGAGTCGAAGTTGCCGTAGTTCAGCGTCGTCTGCAGGCTGATCACACCGCGGTCGTCGAACACGTAGCTCTGGTTGATGTTCTGCGCGCTGTAGGCCTTGGCCCCGGTGCCCACGTTGTAGGACACCAAGTTGAAGTTGGCCTCGCTCGAGCCGTACAGGATGAACGTGTTGCTGTCCGAGTAGATCGCCATGGCGCCCGTGGACTGGTCGCCAGGCTGCACCAAGAACGCGGTCACGTTGTCGATCAGCGCGATCTCGCCGGCGCCCAGCACCGGGCTCCATGAGTACGGGTCTCCGATGGCAGAGAACTGCACCGAGTTGCCGAACGACAGGAACAGGTGCTGCTTGTGGAAGGCGATGTGCGTGGGCTTGTCCACCGTCATGCCGGTGGCGATTGGCACGTAGACCGTGCCGTCGAACTCAAAGGCGCGGTTCTGGCCATCGCACCCGTACAGGCGCGTGGAGTTGACTGCGCCACCGAAGTTCGCGATGACGGTCTCCACGCGGCCGCCTGGGGCCAGCGTGATCGCAGCCTGCGTGCCGACTGCGTGTGCGTGCTTGGTGGCACCGACGTTCAGATGCTCATTGTTGATGAACGTGCCGGTCACGCTGGCGAAGATCAGACGCCCGGCGGCATCGTTGCTGCTCCAGTCTCCGGACTGCAGCACGACCCGGGTGACGACGCCCGTGGCGCCGCTGGTGGCGCCAGTGATGGTCATGCCGGCCGTGATCGCGACCGTGCCTTGGTTGAAGGACAACTCGACGCCCAGAGACACCGCCTGCCAGCCCGTGCTGCTGGACTTGTACATGGCCAGCGCAGTGCCGCCCGCATTATTTCGCCAGGCGTAGACCGTGCCGCCGTAGTAGGCCACCCCGCGGATTGGGCCTGAGCCCGGCACCACTGCGATGTCACTGCGGTAGGCGTCGGCGGCCAGCGCCTGGTACTGAGCGGCCTGTTGAACGGTGACAGGAGCGGCAGTTTCGGTGATGCTGCCGACGATCGTGCCTCCCACCGACAGGTACTCGCCGACACCGAAAGTCCCGGTGGACTTGGTGTAGACCACGGTCGTGCCGGACACAGCCAGCACCAGTGCCGTCACAGGCGTCCATGTCGCATAGCTGCCGGCCGTGAACCCAAGCTCCAGGGAACCGCCCGAGGCTGGCCATGAGGTGATCGTGTCGCCAGCAGCGATGGCCCCAGTGATCGCGACGGTCAACGTGCCGTAGCCCGCAGTCGATGGCGCAGGCCTGCCATCGAACCGCTCGTACCCGGCAATGCGGGTGTAGCCGCCAGTGATCGACGCCTCGAAGTTGACCGCATCCCGCGCCACCCCGGGCTTGAGCGACAGCGTCGGGGTGACCTGATCTAGGCCACCACCAAGAGGGATGAGGGCGTATTGGACCTTGGCGAACTGCGGCGCTGCTGCCATTGCGGTCCTCAGGCCAGCGGGTTGCCCAGGTAGACAGCCGGCAGTTGCTCGCGCTCGAGCTGGCTCATCAGTGCGGAGTAGCCCCTCTGCGACTTGCTCATCACTTCGGGCGCGGACTCGTACAGCGCGTAGTCCTCCATCGCCTTGTAGACGATGAGCATGTGCAGGTGCTCCGGCATCGCGGGCGTGTCGGAGTCGCCCGACAGCGCCATCGGGCGCTTCTGGTACTCACCCACCACCGTGTAGATGTCGTCGGGCACGTTGCCCATCATCAGCGCCTTGTCCATGGGCTTCTCGGCAAACACCACCGGCCGCCCCTGCTGCGTCGTCTGCAGCCCGAAGCGGTAGGTGTTGCGGAAGACCTGGTACTCCCACTCGACCAGCCACTGCTCGTCACCAAGACCGATGGCGGTCTTGTACGTGCGCAGCGTGTCCTTGAACCAGTAGCGGTGGTCGGTCAGCCCTGCAGCGGCCGGCGTGTAGTCTCCGGTGCCGGCCACCGTCTGGAAGCTGAACGTGTCGCGCATGAAGTGCCAGGTGTCGTGGACGCCCTGGATCTCCACCCACGCATCGTTGAGCCAGTCGACCAGCTTCTTGGCCTGCCCGACCTGACCGACGGTCGTGATCGGGCCGGTGCCGGCAACGCCGCACTCCTGGCGCAAGGTCTGGACGAGCTGCAGGAAGTTCATGTCAGGCTGGGGTGGACAGCATCTGCTTCAGCCACGGGGCGCCCCGCTTGGGGTTCGGGTCGTGCGTGACGCTGAAGGGGTAGCTCAGTGACAGGACGTTCTCCTCGACAAAGCCCATCGAGCCGTCGGGGTTGACGATCTTCTTCTGGCGCACCCGCGACTGCTTGGCCTGGGCCAGCACAGCGACGTGGTAGCGGCGCAGCCGCACGGTGTCACCGCGCACGGCCATCTTGTAGTCGCCGTTGACGTTGACCTCGACGAACGCGGGATCGTTCTCGGACTGCGGCTCGTGGAAGTGGACCTCGAGCTCGTCGCGCATGAACTGCTCGTCGTCGAGCTGCTTGGAGCTGTAGACGCGGTCCATGTCCACCTCGATCGCAGCACCGGCCTTGCCGGCCGCGGTGTCTTCGATGCTGGTGGTCTGCACCTTGCCCACGATGTCGACGTCTTCCGAGTCGATCGTGCGCTGTCGCTCGTAGCTGTTGACGCGGTTGCCTGCCATGATGAAAGTCTCCTTGGGTTGCGTTCACCGGGGGCCGCCCGAAGGCAGCCCCCAGTCCTCATCAGGCCGTCAGGGGCCGGGTGGGGACAGCGAACAGGTTGAAGTACGTGCCGGTGATGCCGGACGCACTCAGGTCCACCGCACCAGGGGTGAACGTCGCCGAGGCGTTGGTGTCGACGCGGATCGCGCCAACCACGGCGATGTCGCCAACCGGCGAGGCAGGCCACTCCAGGCCACGCACACCAGCGGTGACGTCAGCCGTGGGCACGGCGCGGCCAGCCACGGTCGAGAAGTTGCCGCCAGAGTCCAGGCACACCAGGTACAGGCACGAGCTCGACACGGGCACGGTGGCGTGGCCGGCAGAGAACGCGACGTTGTTGGTGGCAGTCTTGGACCGGAGCACGCCGTCGGTCACGAAGGTGATCGTGTTGGCGGTCTGGTAGGTGTTGGCGTTGGTGCCTTCGGCCAGGCCGCCGGAGGTCAGGGCGAACGAGCCGCCTTGCGAGAGCTTGAGGTTGTCCATGATCGAATGATCCTTTCTTGATCAGGCAGTGAATTGAGCGGCAGCCAAACCGACGGTGGCCGCGTAGTTGGTGTCGGTGACACCACCATCGAGGTCCAGCTTGGCCAGCAGGGCTGCGTACTTGGTACGCACGTCGTTGAGCTCGGCGCGCAGCGTGTCCATCTCACGAATGAGCTGGGACCGATCGCTGACGGCCAGGCTGTGCGTCCTGTTGAGAGCGGTTCTGTAGGGCATGAGAGTCCTTTCAGCGAAGGGGGCCGAAGCCCCCCTCAGTCACATCACAGGCCGGAAGCGGCCGCCTCGAGGCGAACCATCCAGTTCTCGTTCAGACGCACCGCGGACTTGTAGAAGTTCGCGCCGACGTAGCCGAACTGACCCATCGGGTTGGCGTGCGTGATCTGCTTTGCCGGCAGGTAGATCGGCTGGATCGCGCCCATGCCCTTCAGTGCCACCTGACCCCAGGCCTCCTGAGCCACCACCATCAGGGGGTAGACGTCAGCCGTGGTGCCAGCGGTGCCACCGTTGGACAGGAATGCACCCGCCGTGATC